AGGCTGCCGGCGCTGTGACCACGACGGACCAGCCGCAGCTCTTCGGCCTGGCCGCTGTCGTGGGCGCTGCTGACCCGGCCCTGTCGGCCGAGGAACAGGTGTTCGTCACGATCGGTACTGCTTCCCTTCCGGGCAGCGGCACCCTCGTGGTGGATCTCTACTACTCGATGCCGAACTGATCGGAGCGGGGGCCGGGGTAACACCTGGCCCCCCCTCCCCTCACCAGAGGACTGCACATGGCCTACTACTTCGGAATCAACAACGGTGCTGGTTTCTCCGGCAACGTCACCGAGAACTCCTCGACCACGTCGAAGGACGTGGAGGTTGTGATCAACACCAACGCCAACGTGCCGAGCAAGGAAGAGCTGCTCCTGGCGATCGAGAAGCTCGAGTATTACATCACGACCGCTTCCAAGAACTGGTAAGGGGTTCGCATGAGCGTTCGCCGCGCAGACGACATCTCGTACACGCTGGCGGCCAATGCCAGCGGCACGGGCAACGCGGTCATCATCAAGGGTGGAGAGTACATCTTCACCTGCGATGGGACTGCTGGTGGCACCACGATCAGCCTTCAGGTTCTGACGCTCAACAACGTCTGGACCGACGTCTCCGTCTACTCCGGCTCGGTGGTGAAATCGACCACCATGCCCTACGCGCAGACGGGTATCGACCTTCCCGCCGGCAGCGTTCGCCTTAACTGCGCGGGCGGTTCGCCGAGCGGTGTCTACGCTTACCTTGTCGGGGTGGGTTAATGGCTACCGTCTACATCACCGAATACGCTCGCCAGGCGCGTGACGCGTCGGGCTTTCAGATGGTCGTCGCGGACGAGCCGCCGGCTGCAAGCCAGACGGTCACGATCGGTGCGTCGTCGACGCAGTCGTCGGCCTTCAACTCGCTGACGCGTTTCGTGCGCGTGAGCACCGACGCGATCTGCTCGATCGAGTTCGGCACCAATCCCACGGCGACCGCGACCAGCCGCCGCCTCCCGGCAAACACGACCGAATACTTCGGCGTCCCCCAGGGCGGTTCCTTCAAGATCGCCGTCATCACCAACAGTTAAGGGTGACCTATGACCCGCGTGATTTCCGCTCCCCCGCCTGACGTGATCGGCCAGCTCTCTGACCTGATCACGCTCGTCCTGCACGCCGACGCTGTCTCCAAGGTCGTGGAAGACCTGAAGGCTGCCAGCGAGGAATACCACGCCGAGAAGCTCGCCTACGAGGTGTCGATCGGCGACTCGATGCGTGCCAAGCAGGCCGCGGACGACGCCGCCCTCGAGGCCGAGAACAAGCAGGCCGAGGCCGCCAGGAAACTGCGCGAGCAGGCCGACTCGGTTGCCGAGGTGAACAGCGCCAAGGCGTCCCTGGTGTCCGAGAAGGCTGCGTTCGACGCCGAGCGTGCCGCCTACCTGGAGCTGAAGGCAAAGGCCGAGGCCGCCCTGGACGAGCGCGAGATCCTGGTGCGCCAGGCCGAGGAAAAGCTCGAGGAGGACCGCGCCACGGTCTCCGAGCTGAAGTCTGCCCTGGAAGCCAAGCTCGCCGTGTTGAGGGCGTAAGCCATGCCCACAGCGTCCTACACGAAGGTCACCGCTGGCATCGAGCCGCTGCTCGAGCAGATCAACTCTGGCTCCGACTCCTGGGCGGTCGCCCTGGCGTCAGCGGCTCCTGGCAGCGCGACGTTCACGGCCGGCACGACCGACCTGGCGACGGGCGGCGGCTACACCCAGGGCGGCAACTCCGCTACCGTCTCGAGCGCCACGCAGTCGGCCGGCACCTACAAGCTGGTGCTGTCCAGCCCGGCGCAATGGACGGCGAGCGGTGGCGGGTTCACGTTCCGCTACGCCCTGCTTGTCAACAGCACGAACAACATCGTCATCGGCTACTGGGACTATGGTTCGTCCCAGGCGGTGGCGGCGGGTGAAACCGTGACCGTTACCCTCGACGGGACCAACGGCGTGTTCCAGGCGACCTGATGGCCCTGACCCTTGCAGATCGAGTAAAAGAAACCACCAACACCACCGGCACCGGCACTCTCACGCTGGCCGGTGCGGTTGCCGGGTTTCAGTCCTTTGCGGCTGTCGGCAACGGAAACACCACCTACTACACCATCACCAGCGGCAACGACTGGGAGGTGGGCATCGGCACCTACACGTCGAGCGGCACCACGCTGTCGCGTGACACGGTGCTGGCATCCTCCGCGTCTGGCTCAAAGATCACCGTGGCGGCTGGCGCGTCGGTGTTCGTGACGTACCCTGCGGGCCAGTCGATCTACAAGGACGCGAACGGCAACGTCGGTATCGGCGTCACCCCGACCGGGCTGGATCTTCTGGAACTGGCTGCCGGTACGACGAGCAAGGCCCCGCTCGGGTTTACTGCCGGAAGCAAGCTGACAACGGCAGACGCAGGATCCGTCGAGTACGACGGTGCCGCGTTCTACATGACGCAGCAATCAACAACTGGTCAGGGGTTGGTTATGGCTGGTCAGATGGTGCGCCTTGACGCAGACCGAACGAAGCCGACCAACAACACGACGTTGGAGGCGGTGTTCGACGCCGCCAACGACACCATCAGTCTTGCTGCAAATACGTTGTACTACTTCAAGGGAATGTACCTCATCAACACGACTGCCTCCGGTACTGCGGGCGCGGCCACGATGGGCTTCACGTTTTCCAACGCGCAACAGAGCATCGCCTACAGATCGCTCGGTCACACAACTGCAAGCAGCACGGCGCAAAATACGCTGCTTACAACTTTAGCATCGGCAACAGCCGTTACAGCCACCAATACTGCCGCAGCAAGCTACTGCATCGAGTTTGAGGGCTGGTTCAAGAGCAATGCCACTACAGGCGGCACGCTCGTCCCCGGCTTTGCCCAGTCGCAGGTGGGAACGTCTGCTGCGCCGGTCGCTGCTGCATATAGCTGGTTCATGCTTATGCCGGTATCGGCAACGACCACGATCAACGCTATTGCTGGCAACTGGGCGTGACGGATGGCGCTTGTTCTCGCAGATCGCGTCAAGGAAACAACCAGCACGACTGGAACCGGAACGCTCACCCTTGCTGGCGCTGTGGCGGGTTTCCAGTCTTTCGCAGCGGTCGGCAACGGAAACACGACGTGCTACGCGATCACAAGCGGTAATGACTGGGAAGTAGGCATCGGCACATACACGTCTGCCGGAACTACGCTCTCGCGGGACACAATCCTTTCTTCCTCTGCCGCAGGCGCTGCGATCACCGTCGCCGCAGGCGCGTCCGTTTTTGTGACCAACGCGGCGTCGAAGGTGGTCTACGAAGACGCGAGTGGCAACGTCGGCATCGGAGTGACGCCGACCGGGCTTGATCTGCTGGAATTGGCGGCAGGAACGACCAGCCTTGCGCCGCTTGGATTTACGGCGGGATCTCTTCTCACGACCCCTGATGTCGGCTCGGTTGAATACGACGGGACAGGCTTTTTCGTGACGCAGCAGACCGAGACAGGACGCGGCATTGTGTTGGCTCCGCAAACAGTTCGTCTCAACGCCAACCGTACAAAAGCAACAAACAACACGACGTTGCAGGCATTCTTTTTAGGCGGCGCTGCAATACTTACTTTGTCGGCAAACACCTTGTATTACTTCAAGGGCGTTTTGAGGATTACCACCTCTGCAACGGCGACTACCGCAACCCCGTATATGGGGTTCCTGTTTTCAAGCACGCAGCAAAGCTACGTGCTTCGGTATCTGACACACTCCACCTCCACGTCGCAGACATCTGGCATTGCGACGAGTCCAGCAGCAACTATAGTTGGTGCTGGCGCTACTACAGCGACAGCGCACAACGTAACTATCGAAGGGTGGTTCAAAAGCAACGCAACGACCGGAGGAACGCTCACCCCGGCGTTTGCTCAATCTGTAGCAGGCTCGACCACAGGGCCGACAGCGGTTGCCGATAGCTGGCTGATGGTGATGCCGATGTCCTCCAATCCGTCTGCGACGCTGATCGCAGGGAACTGGTCGTAGGCCATGCTCGGCTACAGCGCCCTCTCTGAAGTACCGTTCAGTACCGTACCAGCGGCATCGGCCATCCCCGGCTACACGATCACGGCGCTGTCCGGGTCGTACGCTGTTACGGGGCAGTCGGCCACGGTGCTTCGCAGCCGCGCCATTTCGGCAAGCGCTGGTTCTTACGCCTACACCGGGCAGACGATCTCGGTCATCTACTCGCCTGGGTTTGCCAACTACACGATCACGGCGCAGTTCGGCTCCTACTCCCTGACCGGACAGACGGCGACCGTTCGTCGCGACCGTGCTCTGACCCCCTCGTTCGGCTCCTACGCCGTGACGGGACAGACCGCGACGATCACGAAGGTCACGCCGACCTCCTACACCATCACCGCGCTCAACGGCTCGTATGCGCTCACGGGCCAGACGGCGACCCTAAAACGCAACAGAGCGCTCACGCCATCGCCAGGTTCGTATTCTGTCAACGGGGTGCAGGCGGGTATAATCTACAGCGGCACACCGCCCGTTGCAGGATCCGCAACTATCTCGGGCATGATGGCGAACACCGGCACGTTGATGTTGAGGAGTTGACATGGCATCGGTCATCCAGGTCGCAAACCGCGCATTGACGAAACTGGGTTCGGCACGCATCACGTCGATCGACGACGATGTAAAGGCCGCCCGCTCGATCAAGAGCTGCTTCGATGACGTGCGGGACGACGAGCTGCGCTCGCACCGCTGGCAGTTCGCGATGAAGCGCACGAGTCTCGCGGCGCTGTCGACCGCCCCCGAGTTCGGCTACGAGTACCAGTATCAGGTGCCGACCGACTTCCTGAAGATCGACATGGTCGACGACCGTTTCCCGTCTGCGGTGATGGATAACTACATCGGCGCGGAATACCTGGATTGGGCGCTCGAGGGCAACCTGATCCTGACGGACATCGGTGCACCCCTGAAGCTGCGATACGTCGCCCAGGTGACGGACCCCAACGGCTGGGATCCGAACTTCCGCGAGGCCCTGGCCTGCCGCCTGGCGGCCGAGCTGGCCGAGGATCTCACGCAGTCGAACGAGAAGCGCCGCCTGGCCTGGGAGGAATACAAGCGGGCGATCACGCAGGCGATCCGTTCCAACGCGATCGAGAAGCTGCCGGTGCAGCCGCCCGACGACGCCTGGGTCATCGGGAGGCTCTGATGCCCAAGGCCTCCCCGCTCCGCTCGTCTTTCAACGCTGGCGAGTTGTCGCCCCTGCTCGACGGTCGCGTCGATGTGGCGAAATACGCCAACGGATGCCGGGTGATGGAAAACTTCATCCCCACCATCCAGGGGCCGGCGATGCGGCGGGCTGGCACGCGCTACGTGGCGGCCGTCAAGAACAGCGCCAACCGGACCTGGCTGCGGAGCTTCGAGTTCTCGACGACGCAGTCCTACGTGCTCGAGTTCGGCGATTACTACCTGCGCTTCTACACCAACCACGGCCAGCTCCTGTGCGGGACGCCCGCGGCCTACAACGGCGCGACGGCCTACGCGATCGGCGACCTGGTGGTGAGTGGCGGCACGAACTACTACTGCATCGCCGCGACGACGGGCAACGCACCGCCCAACACGTCCTACTGGTACGCCCTCACAGGCTCAATTTACGAGATACCGACGCCCTGGCCGGCCAGCGCCATGACGGACGCCACCGACGGCACGTTCACGATCTCGATGGCGCAGTCGGGCGACGTGATCTACATGGCGCATCCGAGCTATCCGCTCCAGAAGCTTTCGCGCTACGCGTCGACCAAGTGGACCCTGGCGGCCGTCGTCCTGGCGAACGGACCCTTCAAGACGCAGAACAGCGACCGCACGGTGACCATGTACGCCAGCGCCACGAGCGGCTCGGGCGTCACCCTCACGGCCTCCTCTGCGGTCTTCTCGGCGGCGATGGTCGGATCCTATGTCTACCTCGAGCCGGCCGATTTGTCGGCCATAAAGCCCTGGACAGCGGGCCAGGAGACATCCTCGAACCCGGTCAACACATACCGGCGATCGGACGGCAAGACCTACCAATGCACGACCAACGGCACGCCGACGGCTGGCAAGGTCTGGCGCACCGGCCCTGACAAGCCGATCCACACCTACGGCACGGTGGCTGACGGCGACGGCTCGAGCATCAACGGCACCAACGTCGAGCGCCAGGGATTCGACTGGCTGTTCGTCGACGCCGGCTATGGCTACGTCAAGATCACCGGCTACACCTCTGCGACGCAGGTGACGGTCACCGTGATGGGCAACTGGCCGCTCCCCCAGGGTGTGGTCGGATCCACCAAGGCGACCTTCCGCTGGGCGCTGGGGTCGTTCTCCGGCGTCGAGGGCTATCCGTCCCGCGTGACGTTCTTCCGCGAGCGCCTGACGCTCGCCAAGAGCCAGACGATCTACTTCTCGGTGTCGGCCGATTTCGAGAACTTCGCCAGCAAGGACGACTCCGGCCAGGTGGTCGCCGATCGCGCAATCCAGGTCACCATCGCGAGCGACGAGGTCAACACCATCCAATGGCTGTCGCCCGCCCAGGCGCTGCTGATCGGCACGTCGGGTGGCGAGTTCGCCTGCGCCGAGAACTCCTCGAGCGAAGCCTTCGCGCCAGGCAACGTGAAGATCGAGCAGCAGACCTCCGAAGGCAGCCGCTCTGTCCACCCGGTCAGCGTCGGCTACTCGACCCTGATGGTGCAGCGCTCGGGCCGCAAGGTGAAGGAGCTGTCCTACAGCTTCCAGCAGAACGGCTACACCTCGACCGACCTCACCGCCCTGGCCGATCACATCACCATCAACGGCATCCAGCAGACGACCTGGCACAAGGAGCCATACGTCGCAATGTGGGCCGCCCGCGGCGACGGCCAGCTCCTGGGCTTCACGTTCAACAAGGAACAGGATGTCGTGGGCTGGCACCGTCACATCATGGGAGGCGCATTCGGTTCTGGCGCTGCCGTCGTCGAATCCGTCGAGGCGATCCCGTCGCCGACCGGCGATCGCGACGACCTGTGGCTGATCGTCAAGCGCACGGTGAACGGGTCCACGGTGCGATACGTCGAGTATCTCGAGCGCGAGTATCGCGACGGCGACACCCAGGCCTCGTGCTTCTACGTCGACAGCGGCGCAACCTACTCCGGCGCTCCGGCGACGACGATCTCCGGCCTGACCTGGCTTGAGGGCCAGACCGTACAGGTGCTCGCCGACGGAGCCGCGCATCCTGACCGTGTGGTGACCGGCGGGGCGATCACGCTCCAGGTCGCCGCGTCCACCGTCCATGTGGGCCTGGGCTACACCTCGAAGATCCAGACCAACCGCATCGAGGCTGGCGCGGCAGACGGCACGGCGCAAGGCAAGACCAAGCGCATCAACAAGTGCGTGCTGCGCTTCTACAACACCCTGGGCGCGAAGGCCGGCCCGGACGCAGACACGCTCGACGAGTTGCAGTTCCGCTCGGCCTCGGACCCGATGAACCAGCCGCCGCCGCTCTTCTCGGGCGACAAGCTCATGGAGTGGCCGGGCGGCTACGACTTCGACGGCTACGTCATGGTCGAGCAGGTGCAGCCCTTCCCGATGACCCTTGTGGCCGTGATGCCGCAGGTGACGACGTTCGATCGCACATGACCGTCATCCCCTTCCAGCCAGAGCACCTGGCGCAGCTCACCCTGCAACCCGCGCAGCTCGGGTTCGAGTCGATGATCGGCGACCCGCGGTATGGTCCCTGGCTGGCCGAGGCCGGCCCTGGCTACACCGTCCTGGCCGGCGACGAGCTGGTGGCGTGTGCCGGTTTCTGGCCTCAATGGGAAGGGCGAGCCATTGTCTGGGCGCTTGTGTCCGAAACGGCCGGCAAGCATTTCCTGGGCTTTCATCGCGCAGTCCTGCGTGCTTTCGACGCGCATCCCTACCGGCGCATCGAGACGACGGTGAAGACCGGGTTCACGGAGGGCGAGCGCTGGGCGCGGATGCTCGGGATGACCAAGGAAGCAACGCTGCGTTCCTACGCGCCGAACGGCGACGACTACGACCTGTATTCAAAGGTGACAGCATGAGCAGCATCTTCAAGGCCTGGGGTTCAATCGAACAAGGCAAGGCCGGCTACGCCTCGAATATGAGCGAGGCATACGCCCAGGAGTACAACGCGCAGATCGCGGACTCCAACGCGAAGACCGTCCTCGAGCAGGCGAACGCGAAGGAAGAGGCGCAGCGCCGGCAGTTCCACATCTTGCAGGGCAAGGCGATCGCCGGCATGGCACAATCCGGCACGGGCCTGGATGGCAGCAACCTCGACGTGCTCGAGCAGAGCGCCACCAACGCCGAGCTGGACGCACTCACCATCCGCTACGAGGGCCAGATGCAGAACCGCGGTCTGATGGCGCAGGCGGCACTCGGCCGATACCAAGCGCAGGGCCTCAAGGCCAACGCCAAGCGGGCGATGAAGGCCGGCTACATCGGCGCAGCCGCCAACCTCCTCGAGGGGGCGAGCAAGGCATACCAGGGAGGCGGTTAAGTCATGGCGGTGAGGATTCCCACCTACGAGGCGCAGCTCCTTCCGACCGGAACGCTCCAGGCTCGAGCTGCCGGCGTTCCCGTGTCCGACGCTGTCGGCCGCGCCCTCCAGGGGTTCGGCGATACTGTCGGCGGCATCGAGACGCGCATCATGCGCGACATCAACGAGGGCAAGGTTCGCGACGCCGACAACCAGGCAAGCGACGCCATCCGCGGCCTGCTCTACGATCCCAACTCTGGATACCTCACGCGCCGCGGCAAGGACGCGATCGACGGTTACGCCGACATCCAGGACAAGATCCGCAAGATCCAGGACGACGTGTCCGGCGAGCTTGGCAACCACGCGCAGCGCAAGATGTTCAGCGAGATCA